AAATAAAGTCACAAACGCATTTCATTATGTTGGAAATCCAAAAGGCCAATCTATTCCAGACCAAATGGTGACCTTGTGGTATTATACTCCAACAAACCAAGTTGTTCAGGTTGACTTTGAAGGCGATGATATGTTCATCGATCCGCAGGGTTACGAAAAGCCATCAGAGTGGATAAAATTCAGTAAAGATTCGCCGTGGGAAGATTTGGTTGTTGGTATCAAAGGATTGGCAGGTGCATTAATGCTACGTTCCTTGGCAAGAGCAGCAACGGTGTTGCCAAACGCGGTAGTACTTACTCCGGGAGGATATAAAAAGGTAATGGCTGGCACAGTTAAGGAACTTACCGATAAGGAAGTAACCAAGGCTGCGCAGCATAGCGTTCCTTCGGCTTATACGCTGAATACGGGTGGGGGCGGAACAGGTATTCGTAAGGCATACGAGTTTGTCAAAACCATGCCGTATAACGGTAAAATGGTTGATGCATACAAGTTCGTAGAAGCCAAAGAAACAAAGCCAGAAGACCGCATCATTGATGTGTCCGAAATATTCAAGATACTATTCAAGAAGGCTCCTAGTGCAGAAGAAAAAGCATCTTTCAGAAGCTTTAGAGGATTGCTCAATTTAGCTAAAAAATATATGGACAAAAACACCATAAATCTGGCCATGTCAAGATTTTCCGAAATACTATCCAAGGAAAATTTAAAACCAGAAGATGTGGATGCAATTCGTAACGCCTCTAAAGAAATACTTGGAATATCAATATAAAAAGTTTAGTGCGTATTAATAACGAACTTTACTTCATATATATAACCAACAAAGGTTATACACTATGAAGAGAGCACAAGGCAAAAGTAATATTGATATCATTAAAGGTTATGTGGCGGGCGAACGTCCGTTCCTACAAGTAGGATATACAGGAGACGCAGACAAGTATATCATACGCAAAGAAGGCGAAACTTGGACCGACGCAAGTGGCAAACAGTGGATACAAACAGCAAGTGGTCCACGGGCAGTTACTCGCATAATGGACATTGTGCGCGAAGAGATGAATGACAAATGCTCTTGTTGCAACAGAGAAATACGATGGGGCACAAAGCAAGACCGCAAGATGTATAATCGTACAAAAAAGTGTCTCGATTGCGTCGCTAAAGAAGAAACGGATCTGAGAATCAAGGGTCAGTTTAGGTTATACGAAACCAAAAAGCTAATAGAAAACGAGCTATCATATTTGGCTGATATAAAACAAAAGCTGCGTGAAAGTAAGGACTATTTGGAAAGTGACGATTCAAAAACACTTACTTGGGCAAATCAAACAGGTATGGTAGAAGAATGGAGCAACGAAGCAAGAGGCGAACTAAAAAAGAATATACAAAAAGACTGGGTTACTTGTTTAAAGAAAATAAAAGCCGCAGAAAAAGAGCTAAAGAAAGTAAATACGGAAATTGATAAAGTACTAAATAAAAAAGATTGACGTGGGAAGCAAATCTTTTAATATAAGATTATGAAGATTTTATATATTGCTCCGCATCTATCAACTGGCGGTTGTCCTCAATACTTGCTTAAGAAGATACAAGTATTGGTAAAAGAGCACGAAGTATATTGCGTAGAATATTCGAACCACGGTGGATTTACTGTACAGAGAAATCAGATCAAGGAAATACTAAAGGATAAATTCTTTGAGTTGGGCGAGAACAAGATGGAAGTAATGGATATTATAAACAAGATAAATCCAGAAGTTGTACATCTTGAAGAAATGCCGGAATATTTTATGGATGGTAATCTTGCCATTGAATTGTATTCAAAGGATAGAAAATACAAACTGATAGAAACTTCTCACGACAGCAGTTTTAATCCACAAAGTAAAACAATGTTTCCAGATAAGATATTGTTTGTAAGCAAATATCAAATGGAAACTCTTAAATCTTTGGATGTACCTATGGATGTATGCGAGTATCCAATAGTAATAAACCCAAGAAAGCCGCGTGAAGAAGCACTAAAGGTGCTTGGATTAGATCCGAACAAGAAGCACGTTATAAACGTTGGGTTATTTACGCCAAGAAAAAATCAAGCGGAAATAATAGAATATGCCAAGCAACTTCGCAATTATCCTATTCAGTTTCATTTTATCGGAAATCAAGCAGACAATTTCAAGTTTTATTGGGAGCCATTGATGAAAGATTTTCCACTAAATTGTACTTGGTGGAATGAACGCAAGGATGTACACAACTTTTATCAGGCAGCAGATCTATTTCTATTTACTTCTCGCGGTACAAATAATGATAAAGAAACCAGTCCACTTGTAATACGTGAAGCAATATCATATAACATACCATCGTTGATATACAACTTGCCCGTGTATCTTGGTATGTATGACAAATATGAAAATATACAGTATCTCAATTTTGACAGCCTCACGGAAAATTCTAAGAAGATACTACAAACTTTACAAATCAATCCCGACCAACCAATGATAGAAACGCCAAAAAAAGAAGAAGACATTAAAATATCATATGATCGTTCTGCCAACAAGATAGATTATGTGTCAAAATATCCTATACCAAATGCCATAATATCTGTAAAAGATATAGATTCCAGAACGGTATTATATGCGTCTGAACACGAAGTTTTACAGCCAAATATAAACTATTGGATAATTCCCGTACCAAAGCAGTTCAGAGATTTTGAAACAGATGTGCTTTTTGGTGGAATGACCGTTGAAGTATATAGCAATAATGAAATTATATATTCCACCGATTTTAGAATACGCCCTATTAGCGTAGAAAAGCCATTATTAAAAACTAAAAATCATACATCCCCGTCATATAACAACTATATGGAATTTTTTATTCATAAGGTGTATGAGAAATATATCGGTGGAAAAAAGTTTGATACAATCGTGGATGTTGGTGCTAATATTGGTATATGGATAGAATATATAAAGCACGCATCTACTTGCGGAAAAATATACGCCATTGAACCAAATATACAGGCATTAACAATATTAAAGGACACATATGCACAAGATGAAATCATTTTGGTTGAAAAAGCGTTGACGAATAAAGATGGCGAACTTGAGTTTTTTGTTGATGGAAATAATTCAACAATATCTTCTGCACAAAAGTATGAAGACTTGAATTCTTCTTATAAAGTTCCAGCAATATCATTTAGAACATTTCTACGAGAATACAACATAGACAGAATAAATCTAATGAAAGTTGATATTGAAACCGGAGAATATGATTTATTTGAATCTATGGATAAAAGTGACTTGGATAGAATAGATAATCTATTGATAGAATATCATATCGGATTTGGTGGTAGAGATTTCAAGGATGTAAAAACCATAACTTCGCTACTAAGAGGTGCGGGATATGATTACATTCTAGATGAACAGCATTCAAGAGGCGGATTTATATTTGCAACAAAAAAGTAAATTATGGCACAAGGAGTATACAAAGTCACCGAAGAATTTGAGGAAAAGTTGGCAAAATACACCGGAGCACCTCACGCAGTTACCTTAGACAATGCAAGTAATGCTATTTTTCTGGCATTATATTACGAGAATATAAAGGGAAAAACTATTACGATACCATCCAGAACATACCCCAGTGTACCGTGTGAAATTATACACGCTGGCGGAAAGGTGAAATTTGAGCCAGTTTCCGGAAAAACAATCAAAGGTGCATATCAACTCAAGCCTACACGTACTTGGGACAGTGCACTAAGATTTACTGCCAATATGTATATACCGGGCTCGTTTATGTGCATATCGTTTACGGGACCGTATAAGCATTTTAAATTGAGCAAGGGTGGTGCGATATTAACCGACGATTTGCAAGCATATCATTGGTTTAAGCGTGCTAGATATAGCGGACGTAGAGAATGTTCGTATCACGATGATAACTTTGATATGCTTGGTTGGAATTTTTATATGATGCCAGAGCTTGCCGCCAGAGGTTTGTTACTGATGTCTCAGTTTTATAATATGGATGGTACACCAAAATCCAATGAAGATTTAGAACTCCCATACCCAGATTTGTCAAAGTTTGAAATATATAAGCAATGATTAGAACTTTTAAAAATTATTCGGCGGAAGAACTAACAAGTGCCGGAATCAAGTTTGGTGATTCCGTCTTTATTGCAAATGATGTAATATTCCACAACCCTCAGAATATAACCATCGGAAATAATGTTCGTATAGATACTCAATGTGTCATAATTGCAGGAAAGAATCATAAAATAACTATAGGAAATAATATACACATATCTGCGGGATGTTATTTTTACGGAAATTCCGATGACATAGTTCTGGAAGACTGTACTTGCACTTCTGGACGCTGCACATTATACACCGCAAATGATGATTATACTGACGGATATATGGCAAATTCTGTAATAGCAGAGGAGTTCAAGAAAGTAAAAACCGGTGGCATAACCATAAAGAAACACGCATTGGTTGGTTGTAATACCGTCATATTACCCGGCGTAGTTCTTGAATATGCAACTTCCGTTGGCTCGCACTCGTTGGTGAAACATAATACAGAACCGTTTGATATAATAGGCGGTGCACCGGCAAAGTTCATCAAGAAGAGAAAAAATATAAATTTGGCATGAAAAGCTCAATTTACAACTTCAATGTTATATGGGAAGAATGTCTTCAATACAATATTGAGCAAAAGCCAGAAGAATTTAAGATGCTAATGGATACCTTGGCAGAGATGCCTAACAGACGGTATGCGTTGGAAATTGGATCAAATTGTGGTGGATTTGTTGCTGGGTTGTGCAATTTGTTTGAAAATGTCATCACACTTGACATAAAGCACGACGAAAACTTTGATAAAATAAAGTCAAAGCATCCGAATTATAGCTATATTATAGGTGATTCAACGTCAAACGATACGCTGGAAAGGCTAAAACGTATCGGAATAAAGTTTGATTTTATATTCATAGATGGTGACCATTCGTATGATGGTGTAAAAAATGATTATCTCAAATATAAGCAGTTGTTGTCTCCCACGGGGCATTTGGGATTTCACGATATTTTACATAACCCGATGTCCAACTTTGGCGTTGATAAATTTTGGGGAGAAATCAAAGACACATATGCAGAGCATAAGGAATTTGTATGCACCGAAAGAAGCAACGCATATAGGACAGACAATTTATTTCACCAAATAGTAAAAAATAGTCCATATGGCAGTTGGGGAGGAATCGGGCTGCTAAAAAATTCTCCAGTGGCCGTTTTTTCGCATAACTATCTTAGAAATCATTGGAAAGATGTTGTAAACGAACAACTGGAGTTATTATTCACGAGCGGGTTGTATTCACGAGCAGACAAGATATTATATGGAGTATTTTCGGACACAGATGAATCATATTATGAGTTTACGAAGATGGTCGAACACGTAGATGTTGATGTAAAAATAGAAATTGTAAGATACGAAAAAAATGTGTTTGAATACCCCACATTAATACACCTGCAAACGTATTGCCAGATAGTTCCCAATGCTGTAGTTCTTTATTATCATTCCAAGAGTACTTCCAGACCATCCGAAGACATTAATCTACATTCTTGGAGACGATGCCTGGAATACTTCAATATAGAATTGTGGAAAAAATCTGTAAAAAATTTGATTACTGATACCCACGATGTATGCGGGGCATTATATGTTGAGTATTTTGCGTTCTTGAACTATGTGTTTAAGAACTACTATTCCGGAAATTTCTGGTGGGCCAGTGCAAAATATATCAATACACTTCCAAATCTTTCTTTGATTGTATCGTCGCCAGAAATAAACAGAACGGAAGCGGAAATGTGGATTGGAAAATCTTCGCACAGATGGGCAAGCTACTATAGTGAAAATGTAACAGAATGGTACAACCATTACTTTGACCCAAGTGTATATAGAAAAATAACATAAACTATGTATAACGGGAAAAAAGTCATACTAACTACGACCGCTTGTAGAAGACCAAAGTTGCTGTTTTCTGCCATTAAAAGCTTTGGAATTTTTTGCACAGATAAAAACGTTATAGACGAAATTTATTATTTGGACGATTCTTCGGCGGATGTTGACCGTAAGATGGCATTAGATACATATTCAAAGTATATAACAAAGCCCATCATATTCAGGTTTGTTGAACGTGATACTTTTCCAGACAATTATAGACATTCAAGAATGCTGAATATATGGAGAGAGTGTATTATTTCTTCTAAGGCGGATTATATATTTCATCTTGAGGACGATCATCAGTTTTATAATATGTTTACGATTGGCGAGCCAATAAACATAATGCAAAACAATCCAGAGTATGCATATATTGGATATTGTCAAAGTTGGAAGCATTTTCCAAAGGGTATGGAGCCGAAGAAAATTATAGGAGATTTTTGGGAAACTGTGTATTTTGATGACCGCCCGATAAACGATTTGCTGTTTATGGACGATGTTATGGCTATGCATACCAGCCCAGATTGGTGGATGTATTATATAAATTGGCCATATTTTTCACTAAGACCCGGTGTCCACGACGCCAAGAAACTTCTGTCTGTTGGTGAATTTTCTACTACATATGACCGCGAAAAAATGAGCGTAGAATTGGAATTTGCCATACGATGGAAAGATGCTGGTTTTAAAAGCATGATGTGCAAGCATTTTACATCTCTGCATACCGGTCAAAATCCAGAATTAAGTGCATATAAAATTAATAACTCTGCAAGATGAAACTATCAGTAATAATAGCATCATATAAGTTTAAAGACTATATCAAACAGTGCGTTGATAGCGTGCTTTCTCAGAAGATGGACTTTTCATTTGAAGTTCTCATCAGAGATGATGGTACGAACGATGGTACATATGAAATGTTATGCGAGACATACGGATCCAATCCAAATGTTAAAATACTCGATTCATCCACCAATGTAGGTGCAATAAAAAATCTACTATTGCTGATGAACGATGTATCTGGAAAATATGTCGCACACATTGACGGCGATGATTATTTCATAGATAATGAACATTTTCAGCGTGCAGTAAAGTTCTTGGATGAAAATCCAACATATGCAGTATATTCATCGGGTTGCAAGTACATGGAGAATGACAAAATAACACCAGAAAATTACTGGGTTGTAAGTGCAAAGCCGGATTTTCAACTGAGTGATATGTTAATAGAAAACTATGTTTCTTTTGGCAGAGTTTTCAGAAAAGCTAACATACCCGAAAGCATATTTTCTGGAATACCATATCCCGACTGGGTATTTAACTTTGAGATATTGAAACACGGGCGGGGGTATTGCGATACAAAATATTGTGTTGGATTATATCGTATTCACGAGGGCGGAATGTTCTCAATGACAACAAACGATCAAAAGCTTGATAATAAACGCATAATACAGAAAGAGTTGACGAAAAGATATTCCATCTTTCAACATAAAGTTATTACGATTGTAGACAGTTTTGTATATAACGATGCTATAAGAAAAAAACTATCCGACGCACTTGATTGGATGAAAGAAGATGGGCATGATGTGTTACTGGTGTCAAATACTTCCGTAGACAAGGAAATACTAAGCAAGGTGAAGTTTTATTTATACGACCATCGCAATCAGCTATTCAGTGAAAAATATGAACAAGGAGCAAACTTGGTTGATTTTTGGAAAGTATTTAACGATTGGTTTGAAATGCACGATATAGTTCCGGTACTTCAAAAACACGGATTATCTGTATTAGTTAATTTATTTAATGCATTGATATACGCAAAAGCTCAAGGCTATACACATTTTCAGCGGTTTGAGGTTGATGATTTGTTCGGCAAAAAGTCTCGTGAATATATTAAAAATGTTCCAGAGATGTGTGCGAGCGAAAACAAGAAAGGATTATTTTATTATAACGAAGAAGATAGTCAACCGGATATATCTTTTCATTATTTTTACTGCGAAATAGATTCATTTCTGTCAAAGGTGCCAAGAATATCGTGTGAGCAAGATTATGTTGAATATCTCAAAAAATATCATAACAACAAAGAATTCAGAATAGTGGAAGTTTTTGTTTACGATAATCTTAAACGAAATGGGGATAGCGAGTTTATCACAAAACTTGGAGAAAAAAACATGTATGTGGACTTGTGTGATACCCATTGGAACACCGAAACTTCGGTTAGCAGCTTTGATTCAAAATACGGAAAATGTACTACAAAATTATATTATGTAAATGAATATAATAAAGAAACTAATTTATATAAACGCGGAAACACATACATTTTGTTGACATATTCATATCACTCAGTTAAAACAAATAGAAAAATAAAACTATTAAAAAACAATGGTGAAGAGTTTTACATACATCATGAAACAAGTGGCGCGGGCGGGTGGATGTGGAACGAAGTGCCGGGTGACACAAAATCAATGTCCGTGTACGAGAATGAAAAATTATTATATACAGAATATGCCTCAGATTGCATATCATATGTAAATTTAAAAAGATAAATGCTATGAAAATCATAAACATCAATCCTGGTATTCTTCCAATTCCACCAAACGGTTGGGGAGCAATTGAAAAAATCATATGGGACTATCATCAAGAAATGCTGAATATTGGTCTTCGCAGCGAAATCAAATATACCGATGAAGTCAAATATGATGATAGTTGTGTAGTACATGTACACGTAGCAAATTTAGCAAACTTGCTACACGAACGTGGTGTACCTTATATTTTTACCATTCACGATCATCACGCATATTTGTATGGCAAAGATTCGCAACTATTTAAAGAAAACCTAAAGGCGATTGAGAACAGCGTGTTTTCACTTTCTCCGTGTAAATATCTTGTACCATACTTTGGTAGCAAGAAACTTAGATACTTTAGCCACGCTGTAAATACAGATATCTTTACATTCAATAAGCGTCAAAGACACAAAAACTTGAAGTTACTTTGTGTAGCGAACAACGGATATGCATATGACCAAAGTATAGATAGAAAAGGATTCAAGATTGCAATACAGGCAGCAAAGACCCTCGGCTTGCCAATTACCATTGCAGGACCAAGAAACAATGACAATTTCTTTAAGACACTTGAACCGGAACTAAACAACTATACTGGTCTTACCAAGTTGTATGACCTTGATGAAAAGTGGCTGACGCACTTGTATAATGAAAATGATGCATTTCTTCATTTTTCAGAACTTGAAGCTGGCCATCCTAATCTCACATTACTTGAGGCTATGGCGAGTGGTTTGCCAGTCATAGGTACGTTTGAAGAAAGTACATACAAAGGTATGGCAGTATGCAAACGAGATTTGGACGAGGCAATCGCCGCAATAAAGAATGTTGACGAAAACTATGATAAATTTAGAGCAGATGCATTATTCAACGCAAGATCAAATTCATATAGAAATAGAGTACACGAGTTGGTCGGTTTGTATAGCGAATATAGAGAACGTATTTTTGCGAATAAAATAATTTTAAATTATGAATTGTGCGAGAAAACTCATAAAGAAGCAAAGAATAAAATAAATGTATCGTTTCCATCTGGACCAAAGGTTGAAATACTTGGTCCAGTAAATAAAAAGTATAGAGCAAAATTCATAGATTTGGATACAGGAAATGTGGTATATGAATCCATATTGAATAACAATATGTGGGCTTGCACCAGTAAAAAATATTATGGAAACTGGAAAGTTGAGGTATATGAAATTGTCAGCGAAAATTGGGAAACTTTGGTTGATACTCATATATTGGATATGACAAATAAACCGGTCAAAGTAGTATTAGAAACCTCAAGTCTCGGAGACTTAATGGCGTATATTGGTGCAGTTGATACGTTCCAGAAAAAACATAATTGCAAACTTACTTGCGTGGTATATCACGACGAGGTTCTGGAGCTATTCAGAAAAAACTATTCTAATATCAATTTTTCAAGATTAAACGATAACAACGATGGGTATTATGCCACATATACCATAGGGTATTTTGACCAAAATAATTGGGAAGGAAATGTGCGAGAAAATCCTCGTAAAATGTCTTTGGCGGTTATTGCCCAAAGTATCCTTGGATTGCCAGAAGTTGAAATACCCCCAACATTTAAAATAACTCCAAATAAGTCGGTATCAAAGTATGTTTGTATAGGAACACAAAGTACGGCACAGGCTAAATATTGGAATAATCCGGATGGTTGGAAAACGGTCGTAGAATATATAAAATCAAAAGGGTATGAAGTATGGTGCATAGATTTACATTCAAGTTATGGTAATGGAAAATATATGAACTATATGCCATATGGCGTTGTAGATAAAACTGGAAAATTTTCGTTGGAAGAAAGATTGTCTCAAATAGCCGGTGCAGAGTTTTTCATTGGATTAGGTTCTGGACTAAGTTGGCTTTCTTGGGCAGCAAGACAGCGGACTATATTGATAAGCGGATTTAGCGAAGAGTTTGCAGAGTTCAACACGCCATACAGAATAATAAATAAAAATGTATGCCACGGTTGCTGGAATGACAATAATTGCACATTTGATAAGGGAGATTGGAAATGGTGCCCAAGAAACAAGGATTTTGAGTGCACTAAGAAGATATATCCTCAAGATGTTATCAATGTTATAAATAAAATTATTGATAGCGACTCTTCGCGTGAGTTTGAATGGGGAATTCAGTCAGAACATAGCCGTACCACAATGTTTAATGAATTTTTCGGCGGAAATACGCAAATATATGAAAAATTTTTTAATGTTGAAGAGAACGATGTTGTGCTCGATATTGGGGCTCACGTTGGAGCATTCATATATTCTATCAAACATCGCAAACCGTCAAAGGTTGTTGCAGTAGAACCGAGTAAAGTAAGAGTTCCGACGCTAATAAAAAACGTAAAATCACTGAACTCGATGGTATTGAATTGTGGAGTGGGAGCAGTAGCAGAAAAAATTAAAAATGGATTGAGTTATGATGGAATAACGGAAGATATGGATCTGTTTACTTTTGATCAAATACTAAGCGTATCCAAATTATCAAAGATAGATTTCTTGAAAATAGACTGTGAGGGTGGTGAATATTCCGTATTTTCTGAAAAGAATATGGATTGGATCGTTAAAAATGTAAGAAAAATTGCCGGTGAATGGCATTTTCATGGTCCCGATAAACTTGAAAAACTAAATAGTTTCAGAAGAGTTTTATCCAGATTCAAGAAGTATGAAATTCTTAGCGTAGATTTGGTTGATATAAAATGGTGCATAGATAATGACGCAGAAATGCTACGTTATTCGGAGTTTCTATTTTATATAGATAATAGATAAATCCAGATTGATTTATATATATTAGATATGGACTTAGCCGGTGCTATATCACAAAATGACCTTATATCTGCTTTATGTATGAGAATACAGGGCAAATATCCAAGCAATCCACAAGGATATTGTGCTCCTATGACAAATGAACTGTGTAAAGAACTGTCCAAGTATGGTATAAAAAGCAGAAAAGTTGAAGGCTTGTTTTTGCTAGATGGTCCATATGCGGGCAAGTTTATTACACACTATGATGATGAATATGAAGTGCCGCACGATTGGCTAGAGCACGAAGGTAAAGTATTGGATATTTCTGCCAAAATGTTTCGTAAATATGTTGATGATCAAATACCAGACATTGTGTATATCAATCATACTTCGCCATTATACAACAGATACAAACATATCTAAAATATGGCAGCAACGCAAAATCTAAAAGATGTTATAAAGTTGGAATACGCCAAGTGTCTAAAAGACCCTGTGTATTTCATGAAGAAGTATGTAAAGATACAACATCCTACACGCGGCACATTGCCATTTCTTACATATCCGTTTCAGGATGAAGCATTGGAAGACTTCGTAAAACACGACCAGAATATCATATTGAAGAGTCGCCAGATGGGTATTACAACTCTTGTATCTGGTTATGCGATTTGGCTCATGACATTTCATACAGACAAGCAGATTTTGTGTTTGAGTATTACACAAGAAACATCCAAGGCGATTGTTACAAAAGTTAGATTCGCCAATGATAATCTGCCAAGTTGGCTAAAAGTGCCTGCCGTAGAAGACAATAGATTGTCATTGAAACTAAGAAACGGTTCCGAAATCAAGGCGGCGAGCAGTGCGGGCACATCTGGTCGTTCAAGTGCGTTGTCATTGCTGGTGGTTGACGAAGCGGCGTTCATTGACAATATTGAAGAAATATGGCTGTCTGCTCAATATACATTATCAACTGGTGGTAAAGCAATCATACTATCTACACCAAACGGCGTAGGCAACTGGTTCCATAAGATGTGGACAGAATCTGAAGCAGGTCAGAACAACATGAACCGCATCAGTTTGCCTTGGCATCTACATCCAGAACGAGACCAAAAATGGAGAGATGAGCAAACAAAACTGTCCGGTGAAAGAGGCGCGGCTCAAGAATGTGATTGTGAGTTTAGCACATCTGGCAATACCGTCATAGATATTCCAACGCTACAATGGTATGAAAAAACGCATGTATGTGAGCCGTTGGAAAAACGCGGAATAGACAAAGGTTATTGGATATTCAAGTATCCAGAAGCAGGTAAATCATATATGGTGTCTGCCGACGTTGCTCGTGGCGATGCCAGCGACTATAGTGCCGCTCAAATACTTGATATAGAAACAATGGAACAGGTTGCTGAATATAAAGGTAAGTTGCCAACCAAGGAATATGCACGAGCACTAATGACAATGGCAACAGAATATAATAATGCATTGCTTGTTGTGGAAAATGCCAATGTTGGCTGGGCAGTAATACAAGAAGTGCTTGATGCCAACTATCCAAATCTTTTCTATAGTTCCGCCGACCTACAATATGTTGATGTAGAAAATCAAATGACCAACAAGTTGAATAGAGAAGAACGTAAAATGACACCCGGCTTTACTACATCACACAAATCTCGCCCGCTGCTAATATCAAAACTAGAAAGTTATTTCAGAAACAAAGAAGTTATTATACACAGCAAGCGACTTATAGAAGAACTACAAGTTTTTATATGGAAAAGCGGAGCAGTATCTGCCAAAGCAGAAGCAATGGATGGATATAATGATGACCTTGTTATGGCAATGGGTATATCTTTATGGATAAGAGATGTAGCATTGCGGCTTAGAAAAGAAGCAGATAGTGTTACACGCACAATAATAGACAGAATAGGAGTAGCGTCGCCACAACAAATGATAAACAATATGAAGACGCTAAATGGTGATAAAGGAGTAAATCCATTTGGCGTATATAACAACCCGTGGCAAATGCACGTTGGTGGACCTGGCATGCATGGTGCCAAACCAGAAGACCTAACTTGGCTGCTACGATAATATATTTTATAAAAATACTATAGGTATATATTTATACTTTAGGCGCTCATATATATACACACTATGGCAGAAACAAAAGACTTATTTAGCAGACTAAAGAAAATGTTTTCTACGGACGTTATCGTTCGTAATGTGGGCGGCAAAAAACTAAAGATTGTTGACACAGATGAAATACAATATGCTACAGACAGAAATAGCCTAAGAGACCGTTTCAATCGTCTACGCAGCAGCACATTCAACTTGCATAATCGTGACATGAGTATGGCTTATCAAGCAAGCCGTCTTGAGTTGTTTAGAGATTATGACGTTATGGATATGGATCCTATTATCGCAAGTGCGTTGGACATATATAGCGATGAATGTCTTGTGCCAAGCGAGTTTGGTAGAGTATTGACCATCCGCAGCAAAAATGAAAACGTAAAAAAGATATTGGAAAATCTTTTCTATGACATCTTGAATGTCGAGTTCAATATGTGGAGTTGGACACGCAATATGTGTAAGTATGGCGACTTTTTCCTACGTATGGAAATATCGCCGGAATATGGTGTGTTTCTTGTTCATCCAATCAGCCCATACGAAATCACTCGTATAGAAGGCAGCGACCCGCAGAATATCAACTATGTAAAGTATCAGCACGATGGTATGGGCGGTGGTATGGAATATGAAAACTTTGAGATCGCACATTTTCGTTTATTGAGCGACAGCAACTTTTTGCCATATGGTAAGTCGATGATTGAACCAGCACGTCGTGTATGGAAGCAACTAAGTTTGATGGAAGACGCAATGCTTATTCATCGCATCATGCGTGCTCCAGAAAAGCGTATATTCAAGGTTGATGTAGGAAATATTCCTCCCGCCGACATTGATACAGCAATGCAGAAGATCATCAGCCAAGTAAAGAAGGTTCCATATATCGACGAACGTACTGGTGATTATAACCTACGCTTCAACTTGAATAATATGGTTGAAGATTTTTATCTACCTGTTCGTGGTAGCGACAGTGGCACAAACATAGATACATTGCCTGGTATGGATTTCACAGGCATCGATGATTTGGAATATATTCGTAATAAGATGATGGCGGCACTCAAGATTCCAAAGGCATTTCTTGGATATGAAGAAGGATTGTCTGGTAAAGCAACTCTTGCCGCCGAAGATGTTAGATTTAGCAGAACAATCGGTAGAATACAGCGTATCATCGTGTCTGAACTAACAAAGATTGCCGTAGTTCATTTGTATGTGCAGGGTTATCAGGACGCTACACTCGTTGATTTTGAACTTGAACTAAGCAATCCAAGCACCATCTTTGAACAAGAAAAGTTGGAAATATGGTCTAACAAGATAAGCCTTGCTTCGGATATGATTGAAAGCAATATGTTCAGCAAGAAGTGGATATATAATCAAGTATTCAACTTGTCCGAAGATGAAGTTGAAGACGTTCAAGCAGACGTAATCAAAGACAAAAAGCAAGCGTGGCGTATGGAACAGATTACGTCTGAAGGAAACGATCCCGCCACAAGTAATCAAAAGATGAGTGATAAAGGGCCAGAAGACCTTGGCGGTGGGGGTGATACTGGTGGAGGGCTTGGAGATCTCGGTGGCGGAGGCGAAGAAGCAGGCGGCGGAGGAGGTGGCGACGAAGGCGGCTTGCCTCCACTCGAAGAAGAAACACGCAAAGATCGCGAACGTGGCAATAGAGACCAAACAGGAAACAAGGAAAAATATACATCATCTCATACCAAGAACTTTGGTGAAGACCCCCTTGGCAACAAGGAAAATAAAGAAAAGTCAAACACGGAGCGTTCTACCCGCCATATATATAGAGGCGGGGCATTATCAATGGACGAAGATTTGAAGAGTATAAAAACTGCCCTAAAAGCAAGATATAATAATAAGCACAAACAGGTTATAACTGAAAAAAAATCTATATTAGATGAATCAAACCTGATAGAAGAAGACAAACAGCAGTAAAAATGGAGTTTTTATCACACAATAACATATTTATAAATAATAAAAATATATGAAGAAGCTGAAACACTCCAAGTATAAAAATGCGGGTATATTATTTGAACTACTTGTTCGTCAAGTCACCGCCGATATACTAAATGGAAAAGATGACTCAAAAGCGAACAATATGCTACGTAAGTATTTTTCGGAAAATACAGAATTAGGAAGAGAGAATGCGTTGTATAGAGTAATACTTGAAGAAAAAACAAAAGACCAAGTTTCTGCTGATAGATTATTAGATACTGTATTGCGTACCCGAAAGAAGTTGAATGAGCGTTCATTAAACTTACAGAAGTATGAACTTATCAAAGAAATCAAGCAACATTATCCACTTGATGATTTTCTAAAGGGTAGTATATCAAACTACAAGTTGCTTGCTAGTATATACAAGGTTTTTGAAGATACTGTAAATGAAGTTGAAAGCGACCCTCGTGAAATGTTCAAGGCAAGAAGTTGTATTGTTGAAAGCATTGTTGCTTCCAAGACGCCTACAAGAGTAATATCCGAAGAAGAAAAGAAAGACCTGGTCAAGGTATATCAACAGCAAAATGAAGATGTTCGTTTGCTTGCTTATAAGTTGCTGGTTGATTCATTCAATGAAAAATACAAAGGATTGGATGAAAAGCAAAAGATTCTTATTCGCGAGTATATCAACAACATCAGCAATACCAATTCTCTTCGCCAATATATCAATACCGAAGTTCCTGAAGTTAGAAAGCAAATCAGCGAACTAAAGAGTGTGGTGAATAATGAAGTTGTAAAAATCAAGATTGATGAAACGCTCAATCAACTTGATAAGATTACCAAAGGAACTCTAGTAAAGGAAAATCAAATCATGGCTCTGATGTTGAGTTATGAACTTATCAAAGAACTCAAAAATATCAAATAAAAAGGAATAATATGACACGCAAGGAACTCAAACAACTTATCAGAGAAGCCATCGAAGGCATTCAATCCGAAGCCGCCGGTCCTGCATATACATTCAATCAACTAAACAGATTGGTCAAGAGTGGAAAAACTGTAGTATTCATCAAAACTGAATATCAAGCAGAAATGGTTGCGGTGTCAGAGGACGGTTTTTTCATGCAAGAAAATGAAGATGGCGAACAAACTGTACATACCAGCGACGGTGTAAATGCATATGAATATGGCGTAGATTTCAATGAAGTATATGTCGCTCAAAAAGTTAATGTAAAATAATAAAAGGAATAATATGACACGCAAACAACTAAAACAACTGATCAGAGAAACTATTGAAGAAGTAATGGGACAACAAGCCACCGAAAACTTTGTAGTCAATGGCAAACAAGTTGATGTACAAAGCATTCAGATCGACGGCGTTCGTGCCGGTGATTATTCTGATGCACACATTTCTTCAGCAACATTTACAAATGGCGTTGAGTTGAATGACAAAGAACTTGACCAACTGAACAGTATGGCAGGCGACTGGATCGCTCAAAAAGCCATTCAAGGCGACGTATAATGAAAGACGCCAAACAACTAATCCGCGAACTTGTTGAAGAAGTCATTGAAGAAATGACAGGCACTGGTGCTGTTGCGGGATATATGACCCCAGCAGCATTTCGTGGTAAAAAGAGCAAAAAGAAATCGGCAGAAAAAAGTATGCCTGGCGGCAAAGTTGTTGGTAAAGAAGATACAGATGATACTACAATAGGCGAATCAGAAAATGAAAGCCTGCCGACAGTACGTCGTGATTTGAATATAATGGAAGCTCGCAGTCGCTATCGTAACTTCAAGGAAAGTGATATGATGAAAAATCACGCCAAGATTTCATATGGCATCAATCAAGCCAAGAAAATGCTTGGTGAAGTTGAATATCTTATAAACATTTGCGAACGCTTAAAGACAGAATGCGGATATACCAATGAAAATCTATGGGCAAGAACTCAACCAGACATGAAGGAAATACATAACCGTCTAAAAGAGATTGCCAAAAGAATCAACAGAATGGGAAAATAATATGAACCTAACCAACATAGCAAAACAAGTATTAAAAGAAGATAGTTGGGGCAATAACCCATCTGCTGCTGGCGGTATGTCGCCTGGCCGTGCCCCTACTGCTACTACTCCTCCGCCAGCACAAAGTGGCAATGTTGTGGACATTTCCCAATCATTCAGGAACTTCAAGCTAAATCTTGAAAAAAGCGAAGAAACTATTGTAAAGAAGTTTGTTGAAGAACTAAAGAAACAGTTCTTGAAAAAGACTGTTACTGCCAATGCCTCAAAAGGCAGTGTCGGTCAGATTGAAAAAGATTATACAATAACTGTGACTGATATTCAGGTTCGTTATATGAAAGACAGGTATTATGTTGTATTTTCTGGTAAAGAAGGCAATGCATCTCAGTCTGATTATTATCTGGACGATTCTCAGATACAAGTAAATCCAGCCACATCATCTTCTACACAACAGTCTGGACTAAGAAATGTCGGCGGCATTGTACCAATGAAGCCAACTTCAGCAGGTTCGCCTGTTGCTAAGAATATACTTCCACAAGGATAAAATATGAGCAAGCAACTACTAGTAGATTTTATACCATTTGACATCTCTCCGCAGATGCTCAACGAAGCACGTTCAAATCCAAACGCACCTCTTGTATTGTCTGGACCACTCCAAAAAGCAGGCGAAAAGAATCACAACGGTCGCGTATATCCAAAAGAAGTGCTTGCTCGCGAAATAGAAAAGTATAAACAAGTTATCGGCGAACGCCGCGCTCTTGGCGAACTTGACCATCCAGATAGTTCCATCATCAATCTAAAGAACGTATCCCATAATGTTGTAGAATGCCATTGGGAAGGCGATACTGTTGTTGGTAAGATTGAACTATTGACAACACCATCTGGTAATATTGCTCGTGAACTTATCAAGAACAATGTGCGTCTTGGCATCAGCAGCCGTGGTCTTGGCAGTGTTCGTCAAATGAATGAAAACACCGTAGAAGTTCAAGATGACTTTGAGCTACTTTGCTTTGACCTTGTAAGTTCACCATCAACTCGCGGTGCTTATATGTCGCCAGGTTCGATCAATGAAGGTGTAAATCGCAGTCAAGTCATTGCTTCAGTCGGAGCAAATGACATCAACAAATATCTAAAGATAGAAAATATCATCCGAGATATTCTATCCGAAGTAAGGTAATTTTATAACAATACGTATATATTTATAATATATGAATAGTAAAATTACCAATCCATATCTCAAACAGATATTGTCTGAAATATCAAATAACGCCAACAAGAATAGATTAAGTGATTTGAGTTGGGAAACTATATACGAAGCAAGAAAAAAGAAGGGCGTCAAAAAAGAACAAGACGAAAAGAAAAAAGACGCGCCAGCAGAAGAACCAGCAGCAGACGAAACTGGTGGAGATTTGCCACCGTTAGGAGGAGCAGATGAAACCCCAAAAGATACTAGTGCGGCTAAACCAGCGCCAGCGGCAGGAGCAAACCCAACCGATAAAGCAGACGCTTCGCCTAAAGCCGGTCCCAAAGATGACGCGGGTGGAGCCGACGCCGGTGCAGAAGACGCTGGAGGAGACGAAGCAGAACAAGCAAAGGCAGATGCTGCCAAAGCAAAGGCGGAGCTAGAAAAAGCCAAAGCCGAAAAAGAAGAGGCGGAAAAAGAAATTAAAAAAAATAAATATGTAAAACTTTCTTCTTCCAGTGGAACTCAATTTTTACTTGGAAAAATTATTGATCACGCATTTAAGTCAAACACAATCGACGCACTTGCCGCAGAAATGGTTGATAAACTAAAAGTACAAACTCCGGAAGATATGGATGAATTTTCCGAAGATGTTGTTACATATATGACTATACCGGGTATGCCAGAATTAATTTCTAGCATGAAAACTCTGGCAACAAAACAGCCAGAAGCACCAGCAGAAGAACCAGCCGCTTAAAATATTAAAATTATGAATGTACTAAAACTAAGAAATTTGATCGAAGGAATTGAAACCAAGATGGATGGTAATGTTCATCAAGAAGCTGCTTGGTCTGTTGAAGAAAAGAAGATGGCACTTGAAGCAATTGGCAAATATAATGAATATGGTGGTCAGCTTCGTCGCGAATATAATCTAATGGAAATTGCTCATACACTAGCAAAGATTACAGAAGCGGCTGAAAAATTCACAATGACAGAAACAGAAGACTGGTTTGATAAAAAGACAGTTTCTGAAAACATGAAACAACTTCGCAGAGTGTCAGAAGAGTTCAACAAACTTGCTAAAGAAGCACACACAATGCAGCAACGTATGGAAGCATTGTATGAAGATGGTGGCCACGTACTAAGTCGTTATTTTGAAATTAGAGATCTTAACGAAGGTGCGGGACCAGCAGTATCAAAGATCAAGAAGCCAGAATAAAATATAAAAAGTCAAAATATTTTATATTTTTTGTAAATACGTATATATTTATTTATTATAAAATGCGTCATTCTTTGATGCGAAGCTAAAATCAACCATTTTGAAACTCTTAATAGTTTCATCAACAATAAAGATAAAACTATTATGTCAGATCTACTAAAACAAGCTATCGCAGACGCTAAGGCTGTACGTGCTACCGCCCTCGCCAATGCCAAGGCTGCTTTGGAAGAAGCATTCACACCAAAAATTCAAAGCATGTTAGCTGAAAAGCTAAAGCAAGAAGTTGCCGGTGAAGAAGCACTCCCAGTAGCCGATGAAACACCAGCCGCTCCTGCCCCAGAAGTTCACGCCGACGCTGCACAAGATGCTGCTATGATGGCCGCTGCTCCAGCCCCAGAAGCTGCACCAGCACCAGAAGCCGCTCCTGCTCCAGAAGCCGAAATGACTGAAGAAGAAATGGACGAAGAAGCAATCCGTGGTACAATCGGTGCTGAACTCGATCCAACTCTTGCTACATCAAACATCCAAGAAGGCGACAAGGCTTCTGGTGATTATAAGAAGACCACAAAAGGTCACAAGACTGAAGATCCAGGCAAGAACATGGTTGTTAAAGGCACCAGCCTATCAACCAAAGGTTCTCTTCCTGCTACAAAAGGAACAGAAAAGGCTTCTGGCGACTATACCAAGACAACCGCCGGTCACAAGACAAATGACCCACAAGGTCCAGATAATGACCAAGTTGCTTTGGAAGAAGGTGAAGAAATCAGCGACGAATCCCTAGAAGAAATTCTAAAGGAACTAGAAACCAGCGTAAATGAAGTTGGAATGGAAGAAATGTCCGCTCCAATGGAAGCTGCTGCTGGTCACGGAGAAGACGAAGAGATCAATCTCGACGAACTTCTGTCCGAAGGTGAAGACGAAGACGAAAAGGAAGAAGAAAAAGAAGAAGCAAATGAAGGTAAACTTCCTCCTGGTCTTGCCAAGTACCAAAAAGAAAAAGCTGAAAAAGCTGAAAAACATGATGACGAGAAGGAAGAAGCCAACGAGTCAATCATTAAAGAAAATCTTTCGTTGAAGAAGGAAAATGAAGAATACCGTAGCGCAGTTGTTTATCTACGGGACCGCATCAATGAAGTAAACCTGCTCAATGCCAAGTTGCTATATACGAACAAATTGTTCAAACAAGCTAACTTGAACAACGAGCAGAAACTAAAGGTAATCGAATCGTTTGACCTCACGAAGTCTGTTCGTGAAGCCAAGCTCGTTTACGCAACATTGGCCGAATCGTTTAGTTTCGGTGCCAAGAAGGAAGTTGTTCCTGCTGCAAAGAAGGTGTCAACAACCGTCAAGACTATCACCGAAGGTCTAGCCAGCAAACCGGTTGCATCAACCAAACCAACAAAACCAGCAGTTATCTCGGAAGGTGCCGAAATGGCAAACCGCTTCAAGAAGCTCGCAGGTATTCGTTCATAAATCAACAATCAAACCTTAATAAAGGAAAATTATGTCAGATATCAAATCACTACTAACTGAGACAACCAATCCAATGGTTAAGCTCATGTCCGAAACCCGTGGACTCGTATCCAAGTGGGAAAAGACTGGTCTTCTAGAAGGCATCAAGAGCGACATGGAAAAGTCACACATGTCCATTCTTCTGGAAAATCAGGCTAAACAACTAATCGACGAAGCTACCCGTACAGGAACTTCATCGAACTCCGAACAATGGGCAGGCGTTGCTCTACCATTGGTTCGTCGTGTGTTCGCTGAAATTGCTGCTAAGGAATTCGTCAGCGTTCAGCCAATGAACCTGCCATCCGGTCTAGTATTCTATCTAGACTTCAAGTATGGTAGCGATCAGGCTGGTAAGCCAGCATTCAGCGGTAACTCGCTATTCGGTGGTACGGGCACCAAGCTAGGTTCAACCGACAGCGCAACCAACGGTCTATATGGCCAAGGTCGCTTTGGTTATACCATCAATGACCAGACAGCTACCCCAGCAATGACCACCGGTTCTAATAGCACCGCAAACGGCCCAACTTGGGAAGACATCAACTTCAACACCGACCTCAGCGCTTCCTTAAGCGCAGGAAAGATTCAGTCGGTAACCGTTTCCTTGAGCGGAACAAACTTCGACGCCAATGGCGCTCGTGCTTTCACCGTCTCTGGCTCCGGAATCGTTGATTTCTATCCAGCATTCACAACCGTTTCTGGCAACAACGTAATCTTCTACGTTTCGGGTTCAGCAGTCAGCGGCAATGCGTCTGTTGCTTATCACAAGCAGCCAGCCGACAGCAGCCGTGGCGACTTCGAAGACACCGCAGCTTCCGCTGGCGCTGGCACTTCAGGTCTATATGCCGACGTTGGTATTCCAGAAGTAAACCTAGAGCTAAAGTCTGAAGCTATCGTTGCCAAGACCCGTAAGCTAAAGGCCGTCTGGACCCCAGAATTGGCTCAGGACTTGAACGCATATCACTCAATCGACGCAGAAGCAGAACTTACTGCTCTATTGAGCGAATACGTTTCGATGGAAATCGACCTCGAAATCCTCGATATGTTGCTCGTCAATGCTCCAGCAGTAACAACTGAATTCTGGTCCGCTCGTATCGGTCAGGAATACAATGCTACAACCGGATTGTTCGCTGACACAGCTGCTAACCGCACTGCTTATGTCAAGAGCACCTGGTTCCAGACATTGGGTAACAAGATCCAGAAGGTCAGCAACAAGATCCACCAGTTGACCCTGCGTGGTGGTGCAAACTTCCTAGTTTGCAGCCCAGACGTTGCTACCATCATCGAAAGCATCCCTGGCTTCACAACCAACACGGACGGCGATCAAGCCAAGTTCGCAATGGGTGTTGCCAAGGTTGGCGCTCTAAGCAACCGTTGGACCGTTTACAAGAACCCATACATGACCGACAACGTTATGTTGGTTGGTTTCCGTGGAAGCAACTTCCTAGAAACCGGTGCTGTATACGCTCCATACATCCCACTGATTCAGACACCATTGGTGTACGACCCAGTGAACTTCACACCACGCCGTGGCGTGATGACACGTTATGCCAAGAAGATGATCAGGCCCGAATTTTACGGCAAGATCGTCATCGGCAACCTCAACGAAGTTTAATACTTCGCCTCTTAGAGGGAAAACTACAAAGAACCGGTCGAAAGACCGGTTTTTTTTTACCATATACGAATTCTATGGTAATATTAAATCAATAAAAAACCCCACTTTATTGTGGGGTTAATTTTTATCGTCTATAGCGATGATGGTAATGGTGTTTACCAACATACCAAAAATCGCTACGCATATGTATATACATTGGAGTATAATATTCTGGTTGAACAACAATTACTCTTGTTGGCGGATATTCCGGTCTGCTAACAACATGACCTCCGGTTGTTGCACAGCCAGATAGCAATAGTAATGGCAATAATAATAGTGATAATAATTTCATAGTTTTATGCCGCAGATTTCATCACATTATAGTTCCATTGCATTCGTTTTTTTACACCAATGTTTTTGGTCGATCTATATTCGGCGTGATTGAGATATTCCTTTGCTGCATCACCAAACTTGTTTTGAGATAATAACCTCATTGTTTTTGGTCCCATATCTCCTCTAAATAATGCGTTGATTATAGCCAGTTTTATGGTCAACGGCATACCATCAAAATTTGACATCTTGGACTTGGCGAGTTTTATTTTTTCGCGTATATCTTTTTCCAACAGGCGTTCTGCTTCACTGTCTGTTAGTCCTTTGCTAAAATCTTCACCGGGTAATAACTTATGCCCATATGCTATAGTATCTGAGCCGCCTTCCAAGCTTTTGTGTGGAAACCATTTTTTTGACTTTTTATCAAACCCACCTTTTGGATTATTTACGCTATTTTCAAACGGCTTTATTATATTCATCGCCTTTGTAATCAGCAATCCTTCATCGCCTGTTCCTGAAAAATCAACATCTGGTCTTGTATATGGTTTACCTGCTCCATCTCCCGCCGCTTTAGCATATGATATTTGAGCGGGCGGTACTACAAACTTTACATCACCTGGTTGTACATCGCCAATATCTTCGCGGATTATTTTGTTCTTAACCAGTATATCTTTCAGTTTTATCATACTATATAAATATATAGCACTTGGCGTATCTATTCTAATATTATAATTTATACCTATCTCATTTAGGAGGTGTTGATATATTTATATAATATGGCAGACACAAGCATAAATTATACTATTGATCAGGATAGAGTTCGTTGGCCAGGCTCTGGTTCCGCTATAACTTCTGGCAGCGGACTTACTCCATTTGGTTTTTTTGAAGCAGATCCTATTTTTCAAGTAGACGCGCCAGCAGCAGCAAAATGGGCAGCAACAAGATTGGGCTATCCGATCACAGACATAGAAATGATTGACTTGAATTTTTATGCGTGCTTTGAAGAAGCAGTATATGAATATAGTGCTCAAGTAAATCAGTTTAATATTCGTAATAATATTGGTGTGCTTCAAGGTTCATCAACCAGTACAAATATTACACAAACAAATGTAGTTGGCAGTGGATTGCCAAACATGATAAAGATTGCTGAAGGATATGGAACTGAGTTTGGTGTTGGCGGAAATGTTGATTGGAAAAAAGGATATATCGACGCCAAGCAGGGAACACAAACGTATGATTTACAGGCTTTGTGGGGAGATGTTAGTGAAAGTTTTAATCGCATAGAAATACGAAGAATATTTCACGAAATGAGTCCTGCTGCTGCACGTATCTATGATCCATTCAGCATGACTGGTATGAGTTATAGCAACGTGCTGAATGAAATGGGATTTGCTGGATATTCTCCCGCTACACAATTTTTGATGACTCCTATATTTGAGGATTTGCTGCGTATGCAAGCCATTGAGTTCAATGACCTCGTGCGTAAATCTGCTTGGAGCTTTGAAATAATAAACAACAAACTGAAACTGTTTCCTATTCCAACTTACGATTTCAGAATGTATTTCCAATACTTAGTAAAAAATGAAAGAGATGCTCAAGGTATTAGCGGCTCGGGTTCTTATTACAACGCTTCTGGTTCTGCTGTATCTTCTCCTGTGATCGGAGATTATAGCAATGTACCATATAATGTCATACCATATGGCAGCATCAACAGTGTAGGTAGACAATGGATACGCAAATACTTCTTGGCATTATGCAAGGAAGTTCTTGGAGCAATACGCCAAAAGTATAGTAGCATACCTATTCCTGGTGCTGAAGTAACACTCGACGGCGCAGAACTTCGCTCAGAAGCAACTGCGGAAAAAACAGATCTTGTCACTCAACTCAGAGAAAACTTGGAGGCAACCGGTAGAAAGGCTCAAATGGAAATGAGAGCAGAAGAAGCCGCTCGCCTGCAAGAAACTCTACAAAAAGTTCCTCTCGGAATTTATATAGGGTAAAACTATGGGACTACGAGGAAGATATTTTTCACAAAGAGATCTAAATCTAGTCAATTCACTAAATGCAGAATTGATGGGAGACATTGTTGAAGTTCTTATTCAAGTATTCAAGATTTCTCCAACCGAAACAAAAACCAACATATATGGCGAAACTGCCGCCGAAACTGGAAAATGGTATATGCCAGCAATACAAATATCTTCACTTGTTGAACGTGCAGATATGACTGCTGAATATGATGATTTTGGTCCAAGTAGAAACCAAGATTATATTTTCAAGATGCGTGAAAAGATGCTAAAGCAAGTAAACTTTTATCCAGAAATTGGAGACATTGTATTGTTCAATGATCGTTATTATGAAATAGATAATGTTGTTCAAGAGCAGTTGCTCGGCGGACAACCAGACAAAAGTCATAGCATAATATGCAACGGACATTATACAAAGATTACATCATTGAATGTACTTGAAAGGAACGATTAATAATTTATGGCCTGGCGCGGCAACATTCCAAAACCAATAATCAATAGACCGCCAAATAATGTAAATAGCGGTCCAGAGATGTCTGACATGAAAAAAGAAGCAGTATCTATTGTTGGTCCTCCTGTGTTTGGTCCAGAAGCAAATCAAAACAGAGCATATAACCTACGTAGAGATAATGATGATAGAAAAGATTTCAGCGTAAAACTTATTGATATAGACTCTACGATATTGAGTTATATGGATACTGTCATAAGTCCTACCATAGTAGACGCAGGAAGACAGGTAAAAGTTCCTATCAACTATGCGTCTCCAGAAAGATGGAAAGCAATCAGGCAAGATGGAGCATTGCGTGATAAAAATGGAAAGATGCAATGTCCAGCAATAGCATTTCGCCGCAGCACTGTACAAAGAAACGATAATCTTACTACACTAAATCGCTATCTTCAATATCCAGTAATGAAGAAGTTCAGTGAGAAAAATAAGTACGATAAGTTTTCTATAATGACTGGATTTAGCAAACGCCAAGAAATGTATTCTGTGGCTATGCCTGACCACGTTATTGTAAATTATGAATTTATTATCTGGACAAACCTCGTCGAGCAATGCAACGAAATAGTAGAAGCAGTAAATTTTTCTACGGAAGATTATTGGGGCGACAAAAATAGATACAAGTTTAGAACCAGCATCAGTGATTATAATTTTGAAACCATGGTTGATGCGGGGCAAGATAGAGCAGTAAAGGCAACATTTACACTAATGTGCTATGCGTATCTATTACCAGAAAAATTTGAAAATTATAAATCTACTGTAGAAAAGGCATTTACTATTCGCAAAGTTGTATTTGGTGTAAATGAATCTACTATTGACTTAAAAGATCTCAGTGCAACAGAGCTTACAAAGAAAGCGGAAGAACTTGCAAAAGTTGGAGCAGTCACATTTGCACCCGATATTTCTCCACAAAGACCTCAATTCGGTGGTATAGTCCAAAACGCAAATTACGCAATTAATGCTGGTAATGCAAACTATGCAAATTACGCGGGTACTGCAAGTTATGTGAATCTGGGTGGCGTTCAGGGTACATTTAATACTATCAGTATCGTTGGAGGCGGAACAACAGGATCTTTTGCCACAAACATAATCACCGGAGTAAATCCAGATTCAGGTTCTGTTGCCATAGATACAATTCCAATTGAAGCCGGTAATGCCGCAAGATGGCTTGTTTCTGTAAATGATGGTAATCTAAACTTTAAGACCACAGAAGTTGTTGCAAATTGGAACAACTATGCTGTAAAATTTAACAACACTGAAACCAATCAGATTGGAAGTGTTCCAGTTCATATGTCTGTGTCAAACGTTGTGTCCGGTTCCGTAAGTTTGGTGGCAACACCTCTATCTGGTACTTGGACGCTAAAGATGATACGTATGATGGTATAATAAATAATATCTATGGACAACCACCTGATAGTACAAAATGGATTATTCGTAAATGGCGACGCGGAAGTATCTGGTGGATTAACTATTCATGGAAAAATCACAGGTAGTTTTGCATATCTAACTTCCAGTGTAGCAGTTACTGCATCATATGCTTTGACGGCTTCATATTTGGATGGATTGGCTGCTGGAACAGCCAGTTGGGCTTATAATGCAATATCATCTTCTTATGCAGCAACTGCCTCATACCTTATAGGAATTGCTTCTGGAACATCATCTTGGGCAGAAAACGCAATTAGCTCGGCATATGCATTAACTTCATCATATGCATTATCTGGTGGATATATTTCTAGTAGTCTTCAATTGACAAATGCCGGTACTTATTTTGCATTCAATTCTGGCAGTAATGTTACATTCAATACAGTTACCGCATCAGCCATAACAAGTGATTATACGAAAGAGTTTGATATAGTTACAGATAATCCACATGCTATAAATCTTACGAGTGTAGATGGTGGTTCTGTTAAGTTTCAAGGTAATGCTGGAAAACCAACATTAAAATGGTTTGACGGAGCCAATAACAGATATTTGACCATAGGCGATAGAAATGCTAATGGTGTATATTATGATGCAGACGATACCCTTGTTGGCGGGCATGTTTTTACTGTTAGCAGCGATTCATATGATTATAGATTAAAAATAGAAAACGGCGGTGTAAGTGTATATAAAAAGTTATCGGTGACTGGCAGTTTGGATGTCACTGCTGGCATAACAGGTTCTCTTTACGGAACTTCTAGTTGGGCAATAACTGCGTCGTATGCATTAAGTTATAGCGGAACCAGTGGTACTAGTGGAACTAGTGGTACGTCCGGTTCAAGCGGCACGGCAGGAACAAGCGGAACAGATGGTACATCGGGGTCAAGTGGTACTTCAGGTACAAGCGGTACAAGTGGAACGGACGGTACATCCGGTTCAAGTGGAACGTCGGGTTCAAGCGGAACGTCTGGTTCAAGTGGGACGAGTGGGACGGATGGTACATCTGGTACCAGCGGAACAGATGGTACATCTGGGTCAAGCGGTACTTCTGGAACAAGTGGAACTAGTGGTACATCCGGTTCAAGTGGAACGTCGGGTTCAAGTGGGACGAGTGGGACGGATGGTACATCTGGTACCAGCGGAACAGATGGTACATCTGGGTCAAGCGGTACTTCTGGAACAAGTGGAACTAGTGGTACATCCGGTTCAAGTGGAACGTCGGGTTCAAGTGGAACGTCGGGTTCAAGTGGAACGTCGGGTTCAAGTGGTACAACTGGAACAAGTGGATCATCGGGTACCAGTGGCACAAGCGGTACCAGTGGAACTTCTGGTACTAGTGGAACATCCGGATCTAGCGGTACATCTGGATACACCCCAGAAAACATGGTCACAAGCTCATTCCAACTTAGTAACGGCGGAGGGGTCGCATTTACTAACGCAAATAATGTAACTTTTGGTCAAGTAACCGCATCATCAATACTTGTAACAAATTTATACGTACAAACTATAACAAGTTCTGTTCAGTATACTACAGGAAGTGTTGTTATAAGTGGATCGTTGGTTGTTTCTGGTTCTACTAGCTTAGTTGGTGAAAATGGACAAACAATACTATCAACAAACGCGGATGTTATAGAATTTACAGGATCATTATTTGCTTCCGCGTCTATTATTATTACTGGAAGCGTGAGTATTAATGGAGGATTGACCGCATCTTTATACGGAACCTCTAGTTGGTCTTTAAATAGTATATCGTCTTCATACGCTTTAACTGCTAGTTATGCTTTTAGTTATAGTGGAACATCTGGTTCAAGTGGCAGTTCCGGTACAAGTGGTACGACAGGTACGGCTGGGTCAAGTGGTACATCCGGTTCAAGTGGAACAAGTGGCTCATCCGGTTCAACTGGCACATCTGGATCAAGTGGATCAAGCGGAACAACAGGATCTAGTGGATCATCTGGTACGAGTGGAACTGGTGGTTCAAGCGGAACCAGCGGAGCCAACGGTTCAAGCGGCACAAGTGGTACGGGTGGATCATCTGGTACAAGCGGAACTGGTGGTTCAAGTGGAACCAGTGGAGCCAACGGTTCAAGCGGCACAGGTGGTTCGAGCGGCACAAGCGGTGCAAACGGATCGTCTGGTACAAGTGGTACTGGCGGATCATCTGGTACAAGCGGAACTGGTGGTTCAAGCGGAACCAGCGGAGCCAACGGATCAAGCGGCACAAGCGGTACAGGTGGATCAAGCGGAACCAGTGGAGCCAACGGTTCAAGCGGCACAAGTGGTACGGGTGGATCATCTGGTACAAGCGGAA